CAATGTTTTTAGGCGGTACAGTACGTATGTACGATAAAGAACTTAATTTAGACGTAGAAACACGTATTATGAAGTGGACATACAATATTATCGAACCGTGGAGAACAGAATTAAACCTTGAATCAAAAGCTAAAACGTTATCTGACCTACTAACAGGTGTTGATAATTACGGTGATAGTTTTACAAGTGAGGACGCTGTTGATAAAGCTGAAATGCTTGAATTATCAGTATTTAATTATCTAATGAACAGTCGTGCAGATGATGATTATGCTTACTGGACTAACAGCGGTTGGGTAGTAGACCCTGCTAATGGATATTCGGGTAACGCAAGCTTTAAAGCGGTGGGCGAATTAGGTAGGGAAAAAGCACTAACGCAAACAGTACGTCCAAGTACGAGCGATACGTACGCAATTAGTTTTAGGGCTTATGCAGATAACATTGTAAAAGGTGACACGGCGCAGGTAGGCGTAGAAATTACCGTTAAATATGAGGATGGTACAAGCGATGCACCTAAGTTTATTTCACTAATTACGTAAGGAGGGGCTTTATGGCAAGTTTTAGCACTATTAATGATACTTTCTCGCCTAAAGAAAGCGACAAGCGAGTAGAAAGTATAACGGTAAAGTTGATATTAAAAGATGCTACAGGTGAAGCGGGTGTTACTGATATACAGTTACAAAGCGGTAGTATCAGCACAAAATGGAGCGGACACCCTTCTGAAATTAGATGGCAGGTGGATGGTTAATGTTACGTCAAGATTTTAAGCGGTATATTTACGGTATGGATTTAGTAGCACGTGATGGCAGGAAAGTAAAGGAAATTGACTTTAAGGTTATCGCACGTGATTTCAATGGTGAAATGTACGCAACGGATTTTCAATTTCAAGAAGGAAATCAAGTTACAACACATATGCCAAACACAAGCGAAATGTTAGAAGGTGTTTCATTCGGTATTAATGAAGATTATTGGTTAAGTACGGTACGTAGCGATGGTGACCCAAATACTACCCCGCCTACTTTGGCTACATGGGCGGTTAAAGATGGTGATGCACAACCTACTACGTATACAGGCTTAACTAAGCGATTTTATAATATAGTGGGGCGTGGGCATGATGCTATATCATTGCCTAACGTTTACCCCGAAGATTATACGCAAGAACTACTAACGAGTGCATTAACGTTAAGCTTAACGCCGAAAGATGATTATGATTTATTGCGCATAAGTACTAATGCAGGCGCACACGTTGATGATAGAGTTTATGAAGGTATTGAACATCCGTTAAACATACAGTATACACGTGAGTTTTACTTTGATGCAGGTAATGCAGGTGATGAACTAAAGTTAGATGCCACATTATTTACGGCAACGATTAACGGGGTTAAGCAGGATTTTGCACAGCAACGTATAGTAGACCAGTTAGGTAACACCCACATTATGCCAAGACAACGATTTATGCTTGCACCGTGGGGAAGCTTTCGTTTGCGAATTGAGTTTTATAAGTTAGTTGATGTAACGGAGAAGGATGAAAATGGTAACGATGTAGTACGTAAGTATTACCAAGATACAGGTATAGGGTACTACGGTTACGCAGAATTTGAGCAGGTAAAAGGGAGGGCAAAGTTTTAATGAAACTTTTAACGTGGACGCTGAAAAGACCGAGTTCGTCAGTTTTTGACACATACTATAAATTAGACCCAAACGCTAAATGGTATGAAGATAATTACACATTAGTAGATGAAAATGCACCTGAAAGCTGGTCGTACGGCTCTACTACTTTTGTACGTATGATTGAAAAGTACCCTGATAAATTTTACGCTATCGGTATGCATGAGTTTGGTGTGCGTAAAACAGGTAAAGTATACAATCAAGGTTTCGGACAATCGCTTTACCCTAACGGTTATTATGGGTCAAATGAATCATTTTTAGCGTTAACGGCAGATAAAACAGATATTGCGTACCCTGTACCTACTTCTTTGCGTTACCTAATGCATAGATACCCGCAAATTAAATGGAGCGTACAGTTTTTATGCGTAACAAATAGTAGTGATAACCGTGTTGAGCCTGTACTTGATAATAAAGATAATGGTGATGGCACGTTTGCCCAAGACGTATTTATTGATGAAGTATACCATATTGCGAAGATTTATAATGAGAAATTCCCTGCTTGCAAAACAGTAGAAATTGACTTTGAGAAAACTACAAGCCGTTTAGGTAACGAAGCGGGAAATAACGGTGTACCTGACCGAGTTAAGTTTGCTAACTTACTTGCACGGGTAAAAGAAGAAGTTTGTATACCGTTAGGTATGGAACTGCGTGTAAATATGTTTGCTATGACAGGCGATTTACAACCAAGTTATTACCAATGGCACGATTACCGTACGTTAGCAAGCGCACAAGTTAACGGAGTGCAAGCAGTTGACGAATTTCAATTAATGACGTATGATTTTAGTTGGGGTGGCTCTGCTCCCGGACCTTCTACTCCATTATATTGGTTAAAAGAAGTATTAGATCATGTTGATGCCCTTGATTCAGAAGGTGTTTGGAATAAAGCTGATGTGCTTATTGGTAACGCAGGTTACGGTAGGCGTTGGGCATTAGGCGAAGATAGATTAGGCTCTACGTTAGATTATAAACAGCTTATGACGGTGCAAAACGGACAATTTATACACAACGCAGGTTCAAGTGTTTTATCAGCAGATGGTACACACAAAGAGTTTCACTTTAACGATCAAGATTTCATACCAATTACGGGTTTTAACGATGCTGAATCAGATTACCAAGTTACTTATTTAGGTGTATATGATAGGTTTATGTTAACTGAAAACGGTGGGGCAACATATAGCTATACTAATAGACCCGCAGGTGCAAACTATGTAACGAATTACAGCCGTAAACCTTTTCCTATTTTTAGTAATGTAATAGCTTATGATTTTAACGGGGTGAGTAACTTTAACTCGGTAGATGGCGCTTTAAATGGTGAAGGCACACAGGTATCACGTTTTTATTCAATAGATAAAGACAAAGGTATTTACGGTGACACTTTGTACGTAGCTGATAGAGTAACAGGTTTACCCGATTTAGGCGGTGTAGATGATATGGATAATGCGTTAGTGCATTATGGATATGCTCCTGACTTTAGTACAGGTACAGCTCCTTCTGAAAACGGTAAAGTTACGTACACCTTAAACGCTACAGGAACTTATAAGCTAATAGCGCTCGTTAACTTCCCATTTTTCGATCAAGCTGAATTAAAGTACAGTTTTAACGGCGGTGCTATACAGAAGATTGACGGTAATAATGTAGACTGGTATCCGTTTATGCAGGCGCAAGAAAAGCATTTCGTAAATTTAGGTACGTTTACGTTTAGTGGTACAAATACAATTGATGTAACGGCATCATTAGTAGGTGCAGAAATTTGGGGCTTTGTTGTAGTTGAAGATTTTAACTATAATTTACGTGGCGGTACAATGGATTTCCCTGTTAGTACGCAACCTATGTTAACACGTGACCCTAATAATGGTGACCTAAAAGTAGAAGCTGAATTTCCTGAATTTATGCGCATGGTAGGCGAAGTGTTACGTAGACCTCCACGACCTGCTATTATTTGGGAAGATATATTTAACAGTTACGGCGCAGGTGTAGCGAAGGATATTATGGGGTTTAGGTATTACCCGTTAGCTACAAACCCTAAAAATATCGGCTTTTCACAAGGTAACTTTTTAGCTTACAAAGCGTTTGATACTGTAAATGATATGAACCCCGATGACTACAGCCATGTAAAGGTAGATAGCCGATTAAATGAAGATGGCGGGCAAGGTTCGGCACAACTTGTACTTAACCGTAAATTTGCTACTGATATTGCTGTTGAAATTGAGTGCGTACCCGATATAAGTGATACTAAAGCTTTATACGGTATACGTGTACTTGCACCAACAGCAGGTAAGACAGGTGATGGGTATCTTTGCTTATTGGATTGGGACAAAGAAGAAGTACGTATCGTATACGAGCGTAATGCTATTGAAGACACGACAGTAGTAGTAGCTGTACCAGTACCTATGACTGATTCATTAAAGGCTTTACGTGGCTCACGAATTAAACTACGTGCTTACGTTAAGGATGGCAAAATTAGCTTCTTTGTAAATGATAGAGCTTACTTTGACCGAGTACAGTTACCTGACAGCGCTACATTTGATGTACCTACAAACGGTGCATATGGTTTTTGGACGAAGTATTGCAGAATGAAACTATACAAGCTTAATATTAGTAGCATGGAACGATACGAGCGAATGGAGCGCCTTATGGTTGAAGTTGATGGCGACCCTGATAGCCCTTATATATTTGACGAAGTTGCACGTGATACTACTACCTATCCTATAGATGAATACGATTTTATTCAATACAACGGTTACCCCGCAGAACTTGCAGGCAGTTTACCTAACCCAACGGATGAAGGCGATGGCGGTGGTGAAGCTAATACAGCTACTAACACAGTTATTGATACGCAGATAAATACCTCATATGCATGGAGTAACGATTACAAAAGTAAAGCATTAGCGGTTGTTAAAAGCTTTAAAGATAAGCGCAATGTTAAAGTTACTATGATAGATGGCGGTATATGGATGCGTAGCTTTTTCGTAGGGGATAATCAAGGTATGTCAGTTGCATACAATAGTGATAAGGTAGGTTTTATTAAAACAGCTAACTTTGTAGCAGATTACGGGTGTAAAGGTATTGCATTATGGACGTTAGGGCAAGAAGACCCAACAGTTTATACGTATATACCTGATGCCGATAATATATAAGGGAGGGGTATTATGTGTTTGATGTACAGGCTTGGAACGATTTAGCGCATAGTGAAGCGGTGTTTGCTTTATTATTCATCGCTGTACTATGGATAGTAATACTTTACGTTAAAAATACGCTTACAGCACAAAAACAAGAAGAAAATGAGCGTGAACAGTATATCATGGAAATGCATAAACAGCGTGAAGATGATTACAAACAAATGCTAAAAGAACAGCGTGAAGAGAGTACGGCACGTGAAGTACGCTTAATGGATAGCCTTGATTCGTTAACCGAACAGCAAGCAGAAATAAGTGAAACGCTTAAAGATGTTCGCAACAGTTTAGGCACGTTAGAAGGCAAGATGGAGCGTAATTTTACGGAAGTATGGAAAGAAATGAGCCGTATACAAAAGAAAGGTGATGAGTAAATGGAACGATTTAAAAATTACGTATTGTGGGTAGCTGTAGCGGGGTTAATCGGCTTTGTATTACAGCTTGCAGGCGTGCCTTTAGCACCCGAAGATTACCAAACATTAGTAAACTACGTATTTGCAATTGCTATTGCGTTAGGGCTTGTAAATAACCCTTCACTTGGCACAGGTTTATTAGATAAAAAAGGAGACGATAAATAATGGTTAAAAAATTAATGTTAGATGCAGGTCATGGCGGTAAAGATAGCGGTGCTATTGGATTCGGCGTAATGGAAAAGGATTTTACTTTACGTATTGTTAAAGCTATCCGTGACGAACTTAAAAATTATGATGGTGTAGAAGTACATCTTACACGTGAGGGCGACACATACCCAACGTTAGACGAGCGTGCTGAAATGGCTAATAAATTAGGCGTTGATTACTTCTGCTCTGTACACATTAATGCAGGTGGCGGTACAGGTTACGAAACTTTCCGACAAGAAGGCACAAAAAGCGCTAAAACTATTGAGTACCAAAAAGAACTAACAAACGCTATCATGGCGAAGGTTATTCCGTTTGGCGTTAAACCACACGGCACACTGCTTAAAGAGCATAACTTAGCTGTACTACGTGAAACTAACATGCCTGCTGTATTAACGGAATCACTATTCATTGATAACGCTAACGACATCAAGTTGCTTAAAAATGATGCATTTATTGACGCTGTTATCGCAGGACACGTAAACGGCTTTGTTAAGGTGTTAGGGCTTACTAAAAAAGCTTCGGCTAAACCCGCTCAACCTGCACCTGTTAACGGTAAAACATACCGTGTAATTGCAGGCTCGTTTGGTGTTCGCTCTAACGCTGTAGCACAGCAAGAGAAGCTAATTGCGAAAGGGTTTAAAAACTTTATCGTAGAAGAAGAAAAAGGAAGCAAAATCCTTTTCCGTGTTGTGTCAGGTTCTTACGGCGTACGTGCTAATGCTGATGCACAAGTAACTGCTCTTAAAAAAGCAGGGTTTGACAGTTTCGTAGAATAAGAGTATAATAGGTAAATGCCGTATCAAATATAAGGGTACGGCTTTTTTA